GCTCTGATTACTGCCATCGAGACCTATTGTGGTTGGAGTGTAATCGCTCCTCCTACTAATCCTAACGCTGCTTGTGTTCCGGTCAAAGGAGCAGAAGCCGCTTTGACCATTGCTATTTCCAATGCGACTGCTCTTACGCTTGAAATAAAAGGAGCTATTTAATATGGGAGCTTCAACTTTAATTGCTCTTGTTCTTACCTTGTTGCAGTCTGTGTTGGCCTCTGCTAAAGTCGGTGGGGTGCCTGTTGAGATCATAGCATTGATCGAGGCTGCTGTCAACAACTTACTCACAGTGCAAGGTAAACCAGTGACTTACTCACAGCTTGAAGATTTGCGTGTTAAGACCGAGTGGTGATGGTTAGTAATGGATATCAAGCCAATTCCGTTTAAGCTGACGCCTGGAAGCGAGGCTGAGCGCAAGTTGAAACTTTATCTCCGCGATAAAGTAGAATCGCTGCGTCTTGGCCTCGTGCAGCTTCATGGGATGGATGGAATCATCAAGTGGCGCAAAGCCTACGAAGCTGTACCAGCAGAGACGGTACGTGAGTTTCCGTGGCATAACAGTTCTAATCTTGTTGTGCCGGTGGTCGCTATACACAGCGATACATTGCTGGCTCGTGTTATGTCAGCAGTGATTAAAACACGTCCGTTGTGGGTTGTTAGAGAACTAGGCAACTTCGCTAAGGAAGCTCCCGCGGGGATGCGTGGGGCACTTGAAGAGTTCCTGGGTTATGTCGGACTGGAGGCTTCGGAACTCGATCTGTATCGTGTGTATCACGAGTGGTTTGGTGAAGCTATCAGACTTGGCACTGGAGTGTTAAAATGTCCGTGGACAAAAACCTTCATTGACAAACTTGGGCCTGCTGGTGATATGTCAGGTACGCGAGAGTGGATACGTGATGTGACTTACGAAGGTCCGCGGCCTGAGAAGCTTCGCTTTGAGAACTTTAAGTGTCCTGTGAATAAGGGAACCATCGAGGAGATGGATTTCAAGTACGACATTATCAAGCTGGAGCGTTACGACCTCGAAGAACGCTCAATGCGGGGTATTTATGACTCCGCTGCTGTGAAGGCTGTGTTGATGCAGCCTAACAACGAATCAAAAGTTGGTCAGGTTCAGGCTCAGAAAGAAACAGACGCCAAGGTTCGTACAGTGCCGGGGTATGGCTTTGCGGAGTGGGATATCTGTGAATGTCATCTCAAGTACCGTGTTGACACTTCACATTTTGCGAAACTGATCGTTTGGTATCATTATAAGTCTGATCAAATTCTACGGTCGTTTTATCATTATTATCCCGACGAACTGTACCTAGCCGCGCGATTGTTCTTTCGTGATGACATGTTTCACGGGATGGGCTTCGCTGAGATACTGTTGCCCTTCCAAGAAGAAATCAGCGAGATTCACAATCAACGTCGTGACAACATGACGGTGTGTAACACTAAGATGTGGGCTGTTGACCCAGACAGCAAACTGCATAAAGGTTACAGAACGTTTCCAGGAGCGATGCTACCAGCGCGTCAGACTACTGGGCAACTTGAAATCAGCCCGTTGGAACACGGAACGCCGGTGCAGGGGGAGATTGACAGTGAAAGACTTTCTTTGGAACTTGCCGAGAAACGTTCGGGTGTTTCTCCACCTATGCAGGGTTCTGGCGCAGGGACGAATACTAAGCGCGGGGTATATACAGCAATGGGTACGCTGTCCCTATTGCAGGAAGGTAATACCCGTACAGACCTCAATATCACCGATATCAGATACGCACATACCCGTCTCGGACGATTATTGGCGTTGGAGTATGGATCATTCGGTGTAAATGAGCAGCTTTTAGCTAAGTTCGGTGATAACGCCGGTAAAATCAAACAGGCTCTCGACGCGATAGGCGAAGGCAAGATGGCGTTGCCTGTGTCGGCAGCGACTGCATCTGTTAACCGCGAGGTTGAAAAGCAGAGCGATCTGATGCTCGTAGGGGTAATGGAACGCTATCACCAAGGCATCGCGGCGATGTTGACAGCTATTAACAATCCACTGACACCGGAACCTATCAAGAAACAAGCTGCTGATGCAATCAGCGCAGCGCGTATGTTGATGATGGATGTGTTGCATCACTTCGACAGAGACGAAGTCGAACGTCTTGTACCTGAAGTGGATGCGAAGCCACCTCAGCAGGGACCACCACAAGGACAACCTCAACTACCAAGTGGTCAGCTAGGGAATCCACCTCAGTTTCAAGGTCAACAGCCAGGAATGGTGCCACCGTCGGTAGTACCTGGACCTAGGGGCTTGCAATGATACACGATGCTCGATTTGACACTGAACCGCCTCGTACAGCGGAGGAAAAAGCGAAGCAACCAAAACCGGAACCGGATTATGACTATGCTAAAACGGATGTATGGCTCAGGGATGAAAACGGTAAGTCGTTTATTGAGTACTTGTACAAAGAGCGTCAACAGCATTACAATCGTTTGATGGTTGTTTCAGGTGATCAGAATCTGGGTTTTTTGCAGGGTCAGTTAAGGATTATTAATTGGTTGTTGAGGCTCAGAGAGGAGTCATAGTATGAAGTGGCCGGAAAGGTTTGGTCGAAAAGACGGAGAAATTCCGAAGGAGTTGGAGGGTAAAACCCCGGAGGAAATCGTTGCAGTGTTGAACGAGTCTGCTGATGTTAAAACAAAGCTGCAAGCAGCGGAAACTGCCCGTCAAACGGCTGAAGACGCGATGCATACACAGAATACGCAGTTTGATGAAATGAAGAAGAAACTGGCTGCTCTGGAAGCTAATATCGTGCCACCGCCGCCGGACTCAGACCTCGATGAACCACCCTCACCTTGGATTGATCCTGCTAAGTTTGTCGCTGACCAAACCAAGGGTATCGCTAACACTGCGCTGATGTCGGGGATGATGACTGCTCGTATGTACTTCCAGCAAGGGTTAACAGGTGACGATGTCAAGATTTTCGGTAAGTATCAAAGCGAAGTGGACAAGATCGTGGGTACGTTTGCACCTGAGCAGCGTGTGATGCCTCAGTCGTGGTTCAATGCTTTTCTGTACGTCAAGGGTGCTCACATGGGAGACATTATGAAAGCGAAGCAAGATAGCACAGATTTCTTCTCAGAGACAGCGTCGCGTGGCGTGAACCAGGAACCGCCGCCCGCTGACAAGTTGACCGCTGATGAAGAAGAAGTCTGCAAGAAGTTCCATTACGACCCTGTGAAATACCTTGCTAATAAGAAGCGTGGTGAAACCATGCAGGGTGAGAAAGGTACCTACTCACGGTTCGCTGTACCTGTAAAGCAGAGCTAAGGAGATTTTATGACTCTTACAAACACAATGACCATACCAAAGCTGGAGGACATAACATCTCCAACTGGTGATCCTCGCTTGCGAATCGCTGACGAACTAGCGGAGGATATCGTTGCGCGTCCTTTGACATTACCCGACTTCGCTAACAATGTCAAACCATTTCTGGTTAACCCAAATCTCTGGCCACGGTGGATTTTCACTGATAAACGTCGCTACGCGCAGGCCAAAGCTCAGGGCTGGCGAAACTGTGTTAGAGCCGATCTGAAACCTGGTTACGCTAATCTGTCACCTTACAGTGAGGAAGGTGGCACGAAGTATGTCAATGGTGATCTCATCTTGATGCTTATTGATCGTAAGACTTACCTTGGTGCGCTTCGTTATAAACATCAGGTCGCTGCTGCTCTTAGCGATGTTGCCGTGCAACGCACTGTGTCAGCGAAGCAAGCTGCCGCTAACCTGGGCGACGCGGCGGCTACCTTGAATCAACGTCGTATGGCTGCGGGTCACGACCCGTTGATTACAACGTTCGTTCCGGGGGCGGCGGACTTGAAAGAGACGATTTTGGGTGAGCCAGGTGTTGCAAGTAAAGAGTTGGGTCGTATAGGTCAAGCGGGCCGCGATATGGGTCCGATGGCTGACTTACAAAAGGATTTAGCAACAGGTCTGGATGCCTTGCGTGGTCCAGCAAAATCAACGTCGTTTTAACACAAGGGAGGTCGTACAATGGCATCAGCGCTAATTCAGGACAGAGGGAGCGTCAGCGGTAATCAACCGCGGATGTCCCGTCCAATTGAGGACGCCGCACAGACGTTTCTGGCCGGTACTCCTCTCATGATCAACAACGCAACTGGTGGGTTGAAGGCGTGGGACGGTGTTACCATTACCAATGGTATCGCTGGTATCAGTAAGGAATTTGGGGCTAACTTGTCATCCGCAGGTGTCCCACTTAACGCGCCACCGGGGACGGCACCGGGTGCACTTGGTGTCGGCGGAGGTCAATCGTTTGGCTCGGTACAGAACATGCCAGCAGCGGTTAACCTATTACGTCCGTATTTCAATGACGGTCGCACCGGGGTTGTTTTAGTAATCACCGATAATCTGTTTTATGCACAAGTGGGTCCGTTACAGACCACGGTGATCACTGACGTTGGTAAGCAGTATGGTATGACCAAAGATGCTGATGGTCACTGGTATGTTGACAAAACCAAAGGCGGCGCCAGTGTAGTGTGTGTTATCACTGGATTGGATCAGTGGGACACAGCACGCGGCGTGTTGTTCACATTCTTACCAAGTATTGCTCAGATTTTGAGCTAGTAGCGGTTTAGCAAACGTAGTTAACGCAGTTCGATTTCAAGGGAGACAAACAACATGATGGTCAGAGGGCAGTTCTACCAACTGATGGCTCCAGGATTGCACGATATTTTCGTGGATTTTCTGGACCTCAAGCAGCGTGATGAAGAGTACTCCTTCATTTTCAACATCGAACAAAGCGATGCTGCGTTTGAGGATGAGGTCGAATTCAGTGGCCTTGGGCCTTTTCAACCTAAACTGGAAGGCACAGCGGTGCAGTATCAGGATATCATCACTGGTGCTACAAAACGTTACATCCACACACCATGGGCGCTTGGTATTAGGGCGTCGTGGGAGCTGATCAAAGACGATCAGTACAAGCTGATTAACAAAGCACCTGAGTGTCTAGCACGAAGTGCACACTTCGTGAAAGAAATGCAGTCGGCTAATGTGATCAACTTGGGTTTCACAACCTCGACGGTGATTGATGGCACCACGCTGTTCAACACTACACACCCACTGTTGGGCGGAACTCAGGCCACAAACATCGGACCTGGTGTTGGAAACATCATCTCCGCTGCGGGTACGTATCCCAATAGGCCGACAACTGATGTCGATTTGAGCTTCACGGCAATCCAACTGGCGATCAATATGTTTGAACGATTGATCGACTATCAAGGTTTGCCGATTTCAATGAAGCCTAAGTTCCTATGGATTCCGCCGGAGTTGAAGTGGATCGCGCGTGAGATTCTTGGTTCTCCACACAAGCCGTACACGGCTGACAACGAGATCAATTCGTTGATTATGGAAGACCTCAACTACTTCGTTTGGCACTATCTCACCAGCGCAAGCGCGTGGGGGTTGTTTGGGCCGAAGGAATCGCACACGTTGAAGTTTATCAACCGTGAGGACTTAGAAGAGGACTTCTCGGATGACTTCGATACCAGAACCATTAAACAAATTGCCACAATGCGTTTTACGACAGGTGCAACGCGTTGGCAAGGGACATGGGGTTCGAACGGTCCTTAGTGGTAAAGCTGCATGACAGAACTGTTGTGCAACGCAACACTTAACTCAAGCGGCTTTGCCGCACAAGGAGAACAAGAATGAAACGTTTTCTAGTAACAGTAGCGATGGTGCTGGCCTTGTGTGTCGGCGCGGTCGCACAGCAACAAACGTATTCACAACAGTTTACAGTGGTTCCGGTTGCTGCGCCGCCGGCGATTGTCAACTCGCAGACATTTTCAACACCGACCGGAACTGGAGTTCAAGTACTGTCGACTGGTGGTACTGTAGCTGCCGGAGCGTGGCGCATTTGTATATCGTATTACATAAATGCGGCAGTAACTACTGGTTCACCGTGTTCTGTTGACACGGCTGCAACAGCAGTTGTTACTACGACTGGTAGTACGTCGGAGATCATCATTTCGCCACCCGTTGTAGTTGGTGTACCAAGCAACGTGACTGGTTATGTCGCGTGGGTAGGTGCTACTGCTGGAGCGGCGGGAGCTGAATCGATTCAAACTCCGACAGCCGCTAACTGTACACTAAGTGGTACAACAACCGCTTCTTGTGCACTGACGTCACCGATTACGCTTATATCGTCTGCTGCTTTTGCTGGCGGTAGTGCACCGACGGCGTTTGCAGCGTTTTATCCGTCACTAGCGTCTAAACTACCGACATACGAAGGCGGTTTGGCGAGTTTTCACGAAGTTAACTGGGTTGTGACCGGGACAGCACCGGCTACATGCACGTTTTATATAGCTGGAGCGGCTACGACAGCCATCGCTGACTTAGGACAAGCAATTACTTGTACTGCGTCCGGTGGTTATTCGCTACCGTCTATAACGGGTTACAACTACATTGGAATCGATTTGTCAGCTTTCTCATTAACCAATGGAACGACAACTGTTGCTTTTTATCTCTCTGGGTTGCCGTTTAATCCTATGGGACAAGTCTATTTTGGTAACGCCGCACCAACTGGAACGTGTTTAACGGGGGCTGTCTTCAATAACACGACTGGTGGTCAAGCAACAACACTGTACACTTGCAACGCTGGTACATGGGCTGCTGTAACGGTGCCTTAATTATGCCCTTGCAGTCAGGTTCGGGTTGGACTGGGATACCGTGGCATTGTTGTGATTGCCATCAGATGCAATGGCCCACTTCACAGTTGAGGCGACAAGACGGTTTACTGGTGTGTCCGTTGGGGCATGACAACCCACAGCGGACACGTACCATCGACCACAGACAGTATATAATACAACAACGCTTAAGTGATCC